TACCGCGAGCTTCACCTTGTGGACGGCAACCGTGGGTCATTCCCGCCAGAGTACGACACCCTTGGGTGTGATGATTGTGATAGCGTTTACAGAATTGTTGATATTCTCATGGAAACTGGCGCATACAAGACCAACTCATGAAGTGGCGCACCCACCAGATCCTTTCCCCGCCTACCGATGAGGAAATTGCCCTCATGGAGCCAGAGGAGCTTATCGAGCTTCACAGGGTCTACCATGAGGCTGTGGACAACGCAGAACGCGACCCGTACCGCTTTGGCTTCCGACTCCCCCACTGGGCGAAGGCAGAGGATCAACTACAGGAGGTAAACGAGATTGTGGCACTAGGCGGCAACCGTTGCCTTGCTCCAGAGCAGGAGATTTACGACCCTGTACTCAAGCAAAGCAAGCGAGTTGACGAACTGGAATCTGATTTCCATGTCCAAGCATGGGATGGCGAGAAGGTTGTAATTGCCAAGGCGCAACCATCATTCAGAAAAAACAAACAAGAGATTTACGAGGTGATTCTAGACAACGGAGAATCATTCCGATGCTCAAAATCGCACCTTGTATTGCACAAACTTGGGTGGATGCCAGTTGGAGACATCAAGCTAAACGACGAGCTTTCAAGCCCATTCTGCGCTTGCCCTCTTCAGTCCAATTCGGAACACAACCCTTCAGTGTCACCTCAAGATGCCGGGCATTGTTCTCAAACAACTCAAGATTCTCAATGCGATTATCGTCTTTCACTCCGTTCTTGTGGTGAACAACCTCCGCACGGGTCAAGTAACGCCCAAGGTGCTTCTCCATCACAAGGCGATGCTCAAGAATGTAGCGCGTGTACTTGCGGGCATTTGGATGATTCGGGCAGTAAATCTCAATGTAACCGTCCTTGTTCACGATCCTGCCGCCTTTCCATTCGGGATGTCCTTCGCCGCTTCGTGGCCCTGTCCGCTGACATTGTATCCCGTGTTTTTTGCAAACCTTGTAGATCAACTTCGCGGTCACTCGTGGATCTAGCTCCTTTACCAGCTTTTCCGCTATATTCGCTTGAGTCCATCCATCAGCAATCCACTGGCGTATTTGATCTATTGGGTAAGGTATTGAGTTGTGCGTTGGCATACAGACACCCTAACTATTCCCGCCGAGTTGTCAAGATCAATTACCTCCGAGAAGATTATGTCTGGGATTTTCATGTTCCAGTTTACAATAACTACATTGTAGCAGGTGTTCCCCAACACAATTCGGGCAAAACCCAATGGGGCGCATTCTCCGTGGTTCGTGCCGCAATTGAAAACCCTAACTCCGAGATCATGTGCTTCGCGCAGACATCTGAGGTTAGCATCCGTCAGCAGCAGAGTGCCGTGTGGGACTGGCTCCCAGCCGAGCTACGCACGAAGCAGACATCCTCCGGGACATACATTAGCTACACGAAGAAGAATGGCTTTACTGACTCATCGCTCATCCTACCCAACGGCTCTCAGATCATATTTAAGACCTACTCCCAGTACCAGAACAACCCGACCATCTTGGAGGGAGCGGAGTTGGGTTCTCGCTCTCCTAATTGGCATAATGTGGGCGTGTGGCTGGATGAGTATTTGCTTGGCCCTGAGCTTATAAACACCCTGCGGTTCCGACTGGCAACCCGCAACGCAAAACTGTTGCTGACCTTCACGCCTATTGACGGGTACACGGAGGTGATCAAGGAATACCTAGATGGAGCCACCAGCATAGAGAGCCGCGAGGCTGAACTGCTAAATGGTGAGCTTGTCCCCTATGTGCAGAGGAGCAAGAAGCGCAATGCCAGCGTCCATTATTTCCACTCCCAAGACAACCCTTTCGGTGGCTACGAGCGGATTAAGGAGACTTTGGTTGGGAGGCCTAGGGAGGAGATCCTAATTCGTGCGTACGGGGTTCCCGTCAAGTCCCACGCCACCAAATTTCCCAAGTTCAACAAGGAGGTAAATGTGGTATCTCCCGACACTATTCCAACGAAAAATGTGACGCGCTACCATATTGTCGATCCTGCGGGAGCCAAAAACTGGTTCATGTGCTGGATTGCCGTTGACGCGACTGGAACCTATTGGGTCTACCGGGAGTGGCCGGGTGTCGATGTGGGCGATTGGGCCGAGTGGCGAGGGGGCAAGTGGGTTGCCGGCGATGGCGCAAAGGGGCAGGGCTACGGCATCCGCGACTATGTGGAACTCATAAAAGACCTAGAGGGTGACGAGGAGATCATGGAGCGTCTAATCGACCCCCGACTTGGTGCTGCCAAGTACCAGTCTGCGGACGGGGCATCATCCATTATCGAGGATTTGAACGACGAGGGAATCGTGTGCATACCCGCCCCCGGCTTGGAAATCGACGATGGGTTGCAAGCTTTGATCGGGAAAATGTCTTGGAATGTAACTATACCGTCAGATTCGGTCAACCGACCGCATTTCTATGTCAGCGAGGAGTGTGAGAACATCATCCAAGCGTTGTCGGAATACACGGGCGATGGTGGTCTGAAGGAGGCTTGGAAAGACCCCATAGATGTCCTGCGCTACGCCGCAATCTCTGGCATTGACCATGTGGACGGGTCACATATAGCTGTAACTAGACAAGGCACAGGAGGATACTAACCATGAAAACAAAGAAAAAAGCAGCAAAGAAGGCAGCGAAGAAGGTTGCGCCAAAGGTAGAACCACAAGCGGAAGCGGTCATTCCCGCCCCAGAACCAGCAGCCGAGCCTTTGGAGGTCACGGTTATTGGACTAGCAATTAACCCAAGGTATGTATATGCAGGGTTGGATGGGAATCGCATTGCCATCGAGGTTCCCAACCGCATGTCCCAGCGACTGCTTCACAAGACTATTAAAATCAACAGGAAATTAGACTCCGACACCTACGAATTATATCATGGAAACTGACTCAGAAGCCCTAGAAGGAGAATCGTTGATCTACTTGGACAAGGAGCCAGATGTGGGTGCGCTTACCTATGCCTACGAAACCGCACTCATAGACCTAGACGAGTACTTCCAGACCTGCCTGCGCAGCTACGACGAGCGGCGCAACATTTGGCCGGGCAAGTCTGACGACCTCCGCAAGCACGGTGCTAACGCATTCCCGTGGGAGGGAGCCTCCGACCAAGAGGTTAATGTGATCGGTGAGAGGATCGACACCTATGTGGCACTTTTCGACCAAGCCCTCCAGCGTTCCCACATCAAGGCATTCCCGACCAGCATGGCATCCATGCCACGGGCGGCGATGGTCAGCGGATTCCTAAAGTGGATGCGTTCCTCGTACATCCCAAATTTCCGGGAACACATGGAACTGGGGGCTAATTATCTGTTGGAAAAAGGATTGATGATCTCCTATGTCGGATGGCAGCGGGAGTCCCGCACCTACCTCCAGACCATGACTCTGGACGAGATCGCGCAGGCCGCACCAGAGATGGTGGATCTGCTCATGGACGAGAATGCCACAGAAATGGCCCTAGGATTGATTTCTCAGGCTTTCCCTGCACTTTCGGGGAAGAGAGCCAGAAAAGCCCTCAAAGACCTCAGAACGAAGGGAGAGGCGCAAATACCCATTCCTAGGGTAACCGTGGATCGCCCGGTCGTCCATTCCTGCGCCCCGGACGGGGAGGTCATCCTGCCACCCTATGTCTCTGACCCGCAGCGGTCACCCTACATTTTCTGGCGCACCTTCCTCACGGCTCAAGAGTTGGAGAAAAAAGTAACCAACGAGGGCTGGGACGAGGACTGGGTCGAAAACGCTATCGATCGACTCCGTGGCAAGGACAGCATGTACCTCGACGGGGAGAAGCAGAAGAACATCACTAGGTTGCCCATCACTGACGACAATGACCTTGTCATGGTTGTTTACGGCTACCAACGCCTGATCGACGAGGAGGACGGCTCCGAGGGTATCTATTGTACGGTCTTCCACCCCAACTCCGAGGGCTACGCCAAGCACGAACTACTTAACGGATATGACGACTATCCATTTGTGGTAACTCGTTTGTCTAATAACCAGAAGCGCATGTACGAGGTGCAGACCTTCGGTGACATCCTCCGTGGGGCGCAACTCCAGATCAAAACCGAGCGTGACTCGCGTGTTGACCGCTCGTCGCTGGCAACCCTGCCACCCCTCATGCACCCCGCCGGCAAGCCTCCCTCCGACTGGGGGCCGGGCAGGCGCATCCCATATCGTCGTCTTGGTGAGATCCAGTGGGGGCCGACACCACCACCCGACAATGGCTCCGTGGAGGTCGAGGTGTCGATGATCGGACAGGCAGACCGCAGCGTTGGTCTCGACCTTAACAATCCGCTCTCGTCCATGAGGCAGCAGTATTTCGTGTCCAAGTTCCTAGACCATGTGCGTGATGTCCTGAACCTTGCTTGGAAA